AAAGAAAACTTCAGATGTTGAATCTATTCCTGTAATACCACTTGCTAGTGTATATGTTCTTGTTAATGAGTCTGAAGAAGATGCTTGAACTTTCACAGTCAATGTGGTTGTATCAACACTATCGTTTGGTATAATAAATCGTTGGTCAATATCAGATGTAGACGCTGTATATTTGTAATTTAAATAAGAGCCTTCTTTAACAGTCAGATTACTAAATTGATATACTCCCGAAACAGGACTAATACTAACATCAGCATTGTTGACAAAACTGTATGATTGACCATCAACTGTTGTTGTGAACTTAGTTCCTCTTGCCATTGTAAGTGTAGCACCTGATGCTGGACTAACTAAAACATTAAGTGTCGCTGTTGCAGATGTACAACTTGTTGGAGTGTAACCTACTTGTTTCGCTAATGATACAACACTTGAACGCAAGTCGGCACTATCAAGATACATCTCGTTAGCCAGCATATTAGCGTTGTACGCCAGGTAGTGTGTATTGTATGCTAGTGTATCAAGAAGTACTGACATACCAGAACCTTCGAAGTCGTAGTCTGTAAATTCGTTCTGTTGTGATAAAAATGTTTTTAAGTTTGCTTTGATACCATCAAAGTCTAATTCTGAAATTTCTAATTTAGTTGCCATATGTTATCTCAATCTCTCTAAAAAGGATTCTACTATTACTGGTTCTTGATGATTGTTTACCCTGAACGATATCTGAACAGAGTACCCATTTCTATCAAACATTGGTTGTGTAAATACTTCAACCAAGTTACACCTTGGTTCGTAGTTATTAATTAAGTTTTCGATTTGTTTTGATATTACATGATTCATCTGAGGACTCATTAACTCAAACAACATTCCTCTCAGATTAGAACCAATTTCGGGGTGAAAAGGTTTTTCATAATGATTCGTACTAATCAGATTTCGCACACTTCTTTTAACTGCTTCAATATCTGTTATCTTCTGAATATCTTTCGTTGCAGCATTCTGTTGAAAGTCTAAATTAAGGTCCTTAAAAATCCTAGAACTTCTTGTGCTTTCGTTAGTTTGTGTAGCGTCATATCTTGACATTAAGTAACCTCTCCCGTATGATTATATTTATAACGATTTAACCAGCGAACACATTACTAGACCCACCAGTAATAGCTCCTGCATCACAAGAATCACCTATTCGTGCAATCGCTTTACCATTAACAAAAACAGTACCAGACCCAGCATTAATAACTGATGAATGTGAAACACAAACAGGCGGCGACGCCGAGTTTGGAATAGTATGTGCAGCTGCAGGGTCGCCCTTGCGTTCTACACCTTTACTATTACAAAAAACATTCGTTGATGGTCCGACTACTGTTGTAGTAGCAGAACATCCATGTCCTGTGGTTGTAGCGTCGCCGGTTCTAGTTACAGCTGGCACTACTTCTTCTTAGATTTTGTTTTTTTCTTAGCAGTTGTTTTCTTAACTGGTGCTTTAGTTTCAGCCGCAGGCACTGGTTCGAAAATTGATTCAACAACTGGTTCAACAACTTCTTCTACTATTGGTTTCTGAACTTGAGCGGGCGCAGTTACTACCATTCCGTCAGGCATTGGAACTGTTCCGTTATTGACCAATGTATGTCTGTTTGCTAAATGTTGTCTTTGAATTTCATCTTTATTACCACCAGTATAAGGAACAGCATGTCCTTCTCTAACTAAAATAGTAGCACATCTTTCGCCACCAAGAGTTAAAAAGTTTCCAAGAACACGACCAAACTTACCTTTCATATCTTCGCCTTTCTTACTGACTTGTGTTTGTAAGATTGCTTCAGCACCTAATAGTGAACTCAGTCTAGCTTTTGCTGCAAGACCAAAGACCTTTTCAACCGCATCACTTGTTCTTGATTCTGGAGTGTCAATACCCATAACTCTCACTCTTTCTTTGTGAAGCCAAATGCCGAATCCTAAATCTATATCAACATCAACAGTATCACCGTCAACTACTTTTACTATTTTTACTTTATACTCATGCATAATTTTTTCCTTTAATAAAGATTGCTTTAAACTATTTATAATCGCTTGACAAACGAACCATTATAATGTATAATACTTGTATGAATAATGGAAAACTATCCAAGACAGATATCGAAAATGATTTCGTACAAATACTAGACAAATACCCAAAATCTATCGAAAAGACGATTTCCATCTGCTTCGACCTAGTTTTAGAGTGCTTTATTGTAATGTATGGTGAAAAAAAGACGATAAAACTACTTGATGAAGCAAAAAAGTCGATACGAAACAAAAATCACACTCAAAAACAAGTCAAGACTCGAAAAACAACTAAAAGGAGTAGGAAATAGTGCCTAAACGCAAGATTTTAACGGAAAAAGACAAAATATCATTTAAAGCAAAACACAAAGCGTACAACAAAAGACTAAGAACACGATATTTACATAAATGTCAGTTGACCTTTGACGATTTTGTTGATTACCTTCAAGGCTACTACAAAACTTCATCAAAAACTCAACCTGTGAAGAAATATTCAGTACCTAAACTCAGAGAAACACCAATTATCCCTAGTATGTCGTCATTAAAAGATTCTTCAACAGGCATTGACTGGCATAAACACAAAGAAAAGTTAGAAATCAGCAAACAATACACTATTGTGCCTGCATATAACAAGGGACCCTATATGGTCGTGCCTATTCATGAGTTACATACTGCTGGCAAGAAGGTTTAATCAATTATTCCATGGAATAAATGGAATAATACTTGCAATTAGTCCGATAATAGTGTATAATATACATATAAACATTGAGAAACAACTAAATTAAATCAAAAAGGAGATACATTATGAAAAAATCATTACCAAAAGAATTTTTAGAAGATATTATAAAATTACCATATAAGCCGAATCCACAAGATAACCCACAACATGAAAATCAGATTGAAGAATTACTAATAAAACACAAAATAAAATATGTTGACCAACCAAATGGGTCACAAAGTTATCCAGATTTTGCTTTGCCTGACCATGATTTAGATTTAGAGTGTAAAAGTGTTAAAGCTTTTAAACCAATGTGGAATCGTGGTTTACCAAGACAGAATGCTCTTTATATTATTAGTTCTAAGAAGCTAGATAGAAATAGTATTCTTTTTGGTAAACAAATTTTATCAGAGGTAGAGAATCTTGAATTAATAGAAATGGATGAACAAATTAAAAAATACGCCAAAAAGAAAGCGAAAAAGTTCGCAGAGAAACACAATAGTTTCTGGACTATTTATCCTAGATTAGCTTATGATAATAATCTTGATAATGTTGATGTGGGTTATGAAGATATTTATTTTGATAAAAATCATGTGAAAAAAGTATTTGAACATTTTGATTACAAGGCTCCAGTATTATGAAGTATAGTGTTTTAAATGGCAACAATATAGATGTACTAAAAACCATATCAGATAATACATTAGATGGATGTATTACCGACCCGCCTTATGGTATGGGTATGGAAGAATGGGATTATGCCGTTCCGACTGTAGAGTTATGGCAAGAAGTGTATCGTGTATTAAAACCAGGTGCCTTCTGTTTATCGTTTTGTAGTCCTGAACTATATCATAGAATGGCAGTCAATTTAGAAGATGGCGGCTTTGAGATAAAAGATATGGTCAATTGGATAATAACTACAAAGATGGCTAAAAGAAATAGATTAAAACCTGCTCATGAACCAATCGCAGTAGCACAAAAACCATTCAAAGGTAGTATCAAGAATAATGTTGAGAAATGGGGAACAGGTGAAATAATAATTAAAGGAAATAAAATACCTTGGGAAGGCAAACCTCCAACAGGTTGGGTAAAAGATGGTCATCTAAGAAGAACATTTGGTAAAGATGGCAACACAACTGGAAATGCAAAAGATAATGGAACAGTTGATGCTGACCCGTCAGGAAGATATCCATCTAATGTGATTGGGTTGTTTGATAATGACGACCATCAAAAGTATTTCTATGCCCCAAGAGTATCGAGAAAAGAAAAGGGTGAAGATAACGACCACCCAACTTGTAAACCTATTGACTTGATGTCATTCTTAGTCAATGTGTATGTGCCAACTGGCGGTCATGTTCTAGACCCATTTAATGGTTCTGGCTCAACAGGAATAGCAACTGTTAAATCGGGAAGAGATTACACAGGAATAGAACTTAGCAAACACTATTGTGAATTGAGTGAGGCGAGAATTAGTGAGTACACAAAACTAGTCTAAAACTACTATACCAGTTTGACTCCAAATAGTGGGGCACTGGTGCCATAAGTTTTTACACAAGCGACCCTTTTTACTGTATAATATACATATAAACATTGAGAAATAACTAAATTATAATAAAGGATGAAAAAAATATGAAATTAAATACTACAGATATATTATGGAAGTTAGACAATCTTGCTGATACAGTTTGTTTAGATAACGACAATGTTGTTAGATGGTGTATAGACCAAAACGACCTTGATAATGTTCCTGATAGAACTGCTCGTGGCATATTACAAAAA